GTCGTCCAGGTTTACCCCATCGCCGTGGTCGTCGCCGATCAGTTCGGCCTCTTCGTCGTAGGGTCGCTCCGGCAGCTTGCCGGTGGTGAGGTACTGCCAGTAGGTCTCGGCGCTGATGGTTCCGGCCATGACACTCTTCTGCAGCTCGGCCAGCACCTGGGCGTTGACCTCAGGGATGACGAACTCAGGCTTGACCGTGAAGACCACCTCGTCCGGGTTGAAGCCGGTCCACTCTGCGGCGTAGCGCAGGGCCTGCTCGATAGCCTCCGCCGCCGTGATGACGATGCTGTGGAGGGTGGCGTGCTGGTCGTTCTGCCGGGTCTGGCGCGCCTCGCCCGACTCGGTGCCGGAGACGTCCATGACTTTGGCGCCAGCCTCAAGGGCGGCGTTTTTCTGGTCTTCCATTGCGGTGCGAACGGCCTGGATGCCGGCGCCCTGGAACTCTAGGTAGCCGCACGACCCGCTTGGCCCCAGGTCCCAGGCTGCCGAAGGGCCGGTGACACTCAGCTCAACGCTCTCATCCAGGCCCGACACCCACGGCTGCGGGTGGCTGGTCTGGTGCAGCGCGGTGAAGTAGTCGGCGCTGAGTTGGTAGGACTTCAGCGCAGCCCGGGCCATGGTCAGCAACGGGATCTCGTCCACATCGGGCGAGTTGTCGGTCGAGCCGCAGTAGATGACCGGAATGTAGTCCAGCCCGCGCACCAGGTTGTTGCTGCCGTCGACGGTACCCAGCGGGCGGTCGTCCTCGATCAGCTCGCCGGCCTCGTTGCGCACGCCCGTGCGGCAGATCGCACCGTCCATGTAGAACTCGCGGTAGACCGTCTCGCATTCGTGGCTGTAGCGGTCCTGCTCCTTGCGCCTGAACTCGCGGAACACCGACAGCACCAGATCCTGCCGACCGCCTTGGTCGGCGGTGTCCCAGTTGATGGCGTTGCGCACCGCGTAGGTCGCGAAGTACGGCTGGCCCGCGTCATCTATGTTGACCACCAGCGGCACGCGACCATGGGAGATGGCCTGGCGCACGATCCGCAGGAACAGCTGGGTCAGGCCGAAGCCGTCGGCGGTGGCGTTGTCCTCCAGTTGCTTCAGCCCAGCTGGCAGCTTTACCTCGGGGATCAGCCTGGAGACCAAGCCCATCATCGAGCGCAGCGAATCCCGTACCCAGTGCTCGTACTGAGCCCGGGCGGTGTAGTTCTGGTACAGGTAGGCATTGCCGGCGCCATCAAGCTTTTCGGCCTCGGTCATGCCGCTTGGCTTGGGCAAGTTGCGCGGGCTGCGTTTGATGGCGCCCTCGCCCTCCAGGGCGTCGTCCATCATCCGCCACTCTTCGATGTGAGCGTCGTAGTCTGGGTTGGTGGATTGAACAGGCATTACGCCAAACCTCCGATGCGGCGGGTGCCGGCGGACTGAGTCTTGATCGGGAACCGCTTGGCGATGAAGTAGCCGGCGGCGTCGTTCATGTGGTCGTGCCCCTTCTTGGGGTCCTTGTCCGGCTCGCCCTTGTCGGTGTACGTCTGCCGTTCTAGACACTGGGTGAGTTGCGGGCATTGGTCGATGTTGACCTTCAAGCGCCGCTCGCCGTACGTGTTGAGGAACATGGCGTTGACCGCGTTGATGCGGTCCTTCACACCTGGGTTCTGTGAGTCGACCACGACGGTGAAGCCGGCCTTCTTGAGTAGCGACAGGTCCGACTCGCTGGCGTTCTTGCTGCTGGTGTTCTGTCCGCTGGCGTCTGGGTACACGGAGACGCTGTGACCCGAGAAGCGCACCTTGATCTTCTCGATCATCTCCGGCGTGTCGCGCACCGAGTGGAACTCGTCCAGCGCCAGCGGCAAGCCGTCTCGCACCACGTACACAACTGCGGCCATCTTCATGACGTTGAAGTCCATGTCGATGTGTATGGCCTCGCCTGGCTTGATGCGCTCGCTGGTGCGGCACTCGGTCCGGTCGAAGGTGTAGTAAACGACCCCGGCATAGTTCTCGAACCCGGCCTCGTATTCCTGGCGGAACGTGCGGGGGTCCATCTTGCGCCGGGCGGCGTCCAGCTCATCAGCCGGGACGTTGCCACCCTGCAATGAGGTGTATTGCCAGCTCTTATGGTCGGGCTCCCCGCCCGGCTGCCCGTCGCGGTAGGTGTCGTAGCAGTGATTGAAGCCTTTCGGCGTGCCGATGCGCAGCGCATGCCCCCCTTTACGCGACTTTCCGGTCTGGGGAATCGTGTACTGGCAGGTCGAAAGCATCGGCCGCAGCACTTCCTCCCAGGCCGCCCACGGGCAGTCTGCCCACTCATCCACAAGGACGAAAAACAGGCCAGAGCCCCGCAGGTTGTCGTAGTTGTCCAGGCCGACCACACGCATGATGTGGCCGGACTTGAGGGTGATCGAACACTCCGTCTCGTTCGGTCGGGCCGCGCGCCATGCCTCGGGAATGGCCTGCTTCAGCCGGCGCCAAAAGACCCGCTTGGCCTGCTTGAACGTCGGCGCGCCGTACCAAATCTCGTCCTCGACGCTCACGCCCCACTCTGCAGCCAGCCGCGCCGCGCGCCG